GTGTGGGACGATTCGGCATTTGCTTCGAACCGCGCCTGGTGGGAGATGCAACCACGTTTCGAAGGCGATTTCTCTGCGCTCAATTTTCTTTATGAGCTCAAAGATTTCAAAAACATCGCCAAAGGCATTACAGCGCTACGCCCTAGCCAGTTGGCCGGGTCGTTAAAACGCGCTAAAGCCACGATTCGTAGAGCACAGCGTAGGGTACAGGAGGGTACAGCTACAGCCCGAATGTATCAGACTGCGTCTGCAGCTACCAGGTCGATCGCAGAGGGAATCCTGATTAAGCATTTTGCCATCGATCCAACAATTAAGGATTTGATGACATTACATGCCCAAATGGCTAACCTCGTTAGTGACGTTCAAAACCGTTTTCGCCAAAAAGGCGTTGACGGAACGCGTCGTCATTATTCGGAGAACATCCACGATGATGACGCTCGTGTGGCCGCGTATCCGGGGACAAACATTCCCGTTTACAAAGGCCTGAGGGTGAAAGACACCTTCACGGCGACCATGGAAATGCATTACGATTATAAGATGCGGAGTACTACGGAAGCCCTGAAACGTTACTACGGTCTCGAAATGAACGCGGGGGTGGCATGGGAAGCAACGCCTTTCTCATTCCTCTTGGATTATTTTATTCAAGTAGGAGATGCCATCAAACGGATGGAGACGGACCCAAATGTCCTGGTGAAACTCGGTCAATACTGTGAATCACGCCTGGTAGAAATTACATCAGGCTACACATGTGACGACCGGGACCTGGGAACTAGGGTGCATGCCATGATTGTTAATGGTAAAGAGTACCGGAATGGCCAGTTGTTTTCTGGTTATGCCGGCTCCCTCTTCCAGCGTCGCGTCTGCGACCCCAGAAAGGGGTTAGCTTTGCCGAGGGTGAAACTACCCTCTGTGAAGCAAGCAGTTAATATCGCTGCGTTGGTGCGGTGTTTTTGGTAAGTAACTTGCCCAGCTTCAGATCCATCCCTCGGGGTGGCGCCTACAGTGCTGCGATAAGCGCTTGAAAATACTAATGATAAGGGACAAATCCATGGGCCTCTTGGCAAATCCAGTTACCCTGAACGACGGCACCGGAAGCAGAATTTTCTCCTTCCGATCCCAACGACCTGATAACCGCAGTGTTATCGGTGACTACATCGAGGACGCGGCCGCGTCGGCCGCTAACAGCCTCATCACCGTGAAGCACGATCTTCGTGCTGTCACTGCGCCCCGAGCTCTTATTCAACGTGTGTTCAAAGCGGTTCCGGCGGCTTCTTCTACGGGTGAGTATCTGCAAATTACGCAGAATTACACCCTAGTCGCCTCATCGCTTTTTACCACAACGGAGCTTACCGGAGAATTTACCCTGTTCATGGACGCACTTGCCGAAACTGGCATTTTGGCTGGCCTTAGGGCCAAGAAAATCTAAACCATATGCCAGAGAACGAAATGCGTTCGTACTTACCGTTTGTTAGGGTGGCACTAGATGTTATCTTTGCCATAGCTTCGGCCCTTGGTTGGAGGGTTAGATGGTTCACTCCCACCAGCCCGGAAGAGCCAAAGTCACCTCCGTCAAAAGACGGACGCCCGCACGGCCTCGCAAAGGCCAAGAGGATGTAAAGCCGCCAGAAATCCCGGAAATCTGGGGTTATATGGAAGGGCTCCTTGTGGACGTTACTAACAAACTGCCTTGGTATAGAGTAGCTGACTTCTTGCGTGATAAAGAAACATTGTCTCGCAGGATAGATCGCGAGGGCGTGTCATTTGCAACGACACGGTTACCCGCCATTTTCGACGGTGTTATCATGGCCTTAGAAAGTGGAGCCGCATCATTTCCGGGGTTCGAAACTTTGAACCGCGGTGGCATCACCTACCCGAAGTTGTTCTCCGGGATGGTGAAATGCGTGCTTGATCACTCTAGACCCAAGCATGATCGTGTAGCTGCGCTGGAAGCGGTTTATCAGCTTTCCTACGCATTTAAAAAGCTGCAAGGTCCTTACCAACCAGAGGTACTCCGCAAACAGCTAGCGGAGTTCATAGAGGTAGATTCCTCGCTTCAAGATTTTGATTACTTGAGCGAACCTCTACGTGACATCACAAGCAGGGCTAGCGACATCATCACAGAAGTTCTGCAGGGATTAGATCCATTTGACCACGCGCAAGCGGAGATTTGTCTTCCGAAG